CCCTTCTATTATTGGTACTGCTACGCATCTGCAATTAAAATCAATCCCCACATTTTTCTCAACCGCACCTATTGAGCTTCTTTTTTTCCATTTGCCTTTGACAGCCTCATCTATACTATCCGCGTAAACTGTTGCGTCCCTATAAGAGCATATTTTACCATCTAATGCCTCGTGTGATGGTCTAGTTCTCTCATCGTTGCTTGACTGCCATTCGTATATTGATATGCCCACGTTCTCGTATCTTGCTTGATTGATATTTGCATTAATGCTTGACACTTCATTTCTAGCAATCATCTTTACACGATTCTCAAGCTTTCCAAACGTAGATGTTATGCCCTTGATTCCCTTTAGCTGTATTGCTATCTCCTCGTGCCTTAACCCGCTTGTTAATCCATTTGAGACAATCATCTCAACCTCTTTGAAAAATTCTTCTGGTATAGACTTAATTAATACTTTGTTTTTTTGCTTTTGAAGTGCTACAACCTCGTTTAGGCTATTCTCGTTGATTACGTTTGTTAAGTCAACACCAAACGCTTTGTTTGCAGTGTTTAAAAATCTGTTCTTGTTTGTTTCGTTAATTTTATTTACAACGCTGCTTGAAACTTGATTTGCAAAAGCTTCTATGTTTGTAAATCTACTCCTCAAGCTCTCTAATACAGTGATGATATCCAGCGCGCTGTCTTTGATTATTTTCGCCTCTTCTAGCTTTGGCAGCAGTTGGCTATTGACTGACTCCTCCATAGCTTTAACTAAGCCTCTAAGCTCTTTATAGTACATAAGCTCAACCGCCTTACTCTCTTTTATCGGAGAGAGCTTTGTCGGCTTTTTGCGCTTAGTATTCGTTTGGATTTGGTTCAACATTCTCAATCTCATTAAATATAGATTTTTCTGCTTCTATCGTTTCGCCCGTTATAGTAGGAAATAAGTGACCATCAGCTAAACCCGCTCTAGCTTCCATCTCGTTAATAACACCGCTTCTTAAATATATTTCTCTTGTTTGTGCATCACGGTTTGCTATGACTGATTCCTCATCATCGCTCATCTGGAATAATGATGGGAACTCCCACTTATATTCTAACAACTCCCCGAATAAGTGCATCTGGATTATTTGGTCTAGTTTGTTATATATCGGCACTAGCTTTTTTTGCTCTGCGATAATTTTGTCATAGTAGTTTTTAAGCTCCCCCGCGCCCGTTGGATTAAGCCCGCTTAGTGCTGCACCCATAAAGCGAGTATATGGAATATCCGCCGCCCCTGCTACGATTTGGTAGAAGTCTTTATTGATTTCGCTCAAACCGCCAAAAGTCTTCGCTATGTTTGTGTAGTCGTCTTCGCCATCTAAAGAAATGCCATTAAAGATAGATTTGCCCTGTTGAATCACTTCTAATCGCTTCATAACCAACTCATCCTGACCATTGGTTAAGCTGTCGTTTAAGCCTTTGATTTTATAAACATCTTGATTCGATTGCGATAACAAGTTAATCAATAGATTCGGAGACACGTTTGCGTTCATAATTGTTTTGTGCATTCTCTCATAAATACTAAGCCCGAATCCCTGCATTAATTCTCTTACATAGTTTGTTGTTGTCACGCCATCTAGTTGTATTACTCTTGTGTGATGGATACTTTCGCCATTACGTGTGATATTGTAAGAGGCTGGTTTTAAATATCTTTTTGACAGGGGGTTTCTATCTAGTGTGTTTGAGAAAATGTCAAATCTATCTAGCAGCGCAATGTTTACTAAATCGCCCTGCTTGATATTTTTAACAATAAGAGGCTCGCTCATTTTCGCATCATTTGAAACGATAACTAAAACCGCAGAACCAAAAACCTTTGACCACTTCATCACCGTATTGATTTTATTGTCAATGTCAAAATCTTCAAGCGTGTTTACAAACATCTCTTTTTTCGATGCGTCTTTGCACTCAATCTCTCTGTCATCTTTTGTGGCATCATCGCAAACAATGTCTACCACTTTGCTCGCTATCCAGTTTTGATTATAGAGGCTTTCAAGTTCATCTCGTAACATTGAGCGATACGATGAAGACTGATGATAAGTTGTTGCAGATATATCCCGATTACCGCCAACACCTCTTAATACATTATTCCATCCGTCTAAAGATTTTTGATTTGTTATTGCGCTGTGTATAGACATATTAACGCCTTTTTTTGTGTAATTATATCACTACACCGCACTGATGGTTTAATCACACTTTAGCTTATCAACTTCTTTAATTATGTTTTCTGGCACTTTTGCCATTTCCTCTTCAAGAGTACAGTAAGTTAGAACGTCTATCGCATCGGATTTTAACATTCTTGCAGTGCTGCACGTTTGAACTCTATGCGCATTATGTTTTATTTGCAACTGTATTTTTTTACCATTTTGTTCAAAGCTCTTTTGAGATAAGAGCAGCTTTAAAATCGCTTGAAGCATCGCCGCCTTTGTCATACGTAGTAGTGTCTTTTTCATTTTGTCATCCTTTTTTTTATTAATTAATTATATCATTTTAAGCTTAAAACATTGAAGCGTTTAAGCCCGTATGCTCTTTTTTAATCAAGGTTGATAAGCTATATCTTATCGCGTCGATTATGTGATTATTCGCATCTTCAACATCGGGAAGTATGTCCCCAGTTCTTCTGTCAATCTTATAGCTATAAAGCCTAAACTCTCTTATTGTATTCTCACACTGTGGGTGTATCACTATTTTATCAAAAGACTTAATAAATTCAATCCCATCTATTACACTGCCGCTCCATTTTTTAACGCCTGTTATTCTTTGTAAGCCTTTGCGCTTTAGGTAGCTAATACTCTCAGGTCGTGCGCAGTCTGCTTGTATCACGTATTTGTCAATCTTTGGTATTTTAGATTTTAAATACATAGCCGTATCGTCAAGCTCTAATCCCACCTTATAAGCCTCTTGGTAGATGTATAAAACATCATTCTTGATATAAATTCTTATTGCCGTCGTGGCATCATTTGCAAATCCAAAATCCATTCCGTGGAGGGGCTTTCCATAGCTTCCATTTGGCTCAAACTCTCTTNTCTCGTATTTATTTTTAAATATTTGAGCATCCGATCTTGTTGCGTACTCTCCTAGCCATACGTGACCGAAACTATCTGGCTTATTTCGTTTATGTCGCTCCGCCTCATCAAGTAGCATCTCATCTATAAAAGGGTTCTGATTGTAATTTACGTGAACTCTTACAGCGTTATCATCGCTCCACGCTATCATATTCTCGACGGGGTCAGTATCCATATAAGGATTCCAACTAAACCAAATTTCACTGTTTGGTTTTCTAATCGTAGGCAATAATAATTCTATAGAACGCTTTGACAAGCTCTGAGCTTCCTCAACCCACGCTCTATCAAATCCCTCTAATGATTTTATTGATTCGTTCGTATGGTCTTGCATTCCCTTAAAAATGATAATGCCACGCCCCCTCTTATTTCTTATCTCGGCTAAGGTTATATCAAAATAATCAGACACTCCCATTGATACTATTTTATCTTCTATTAGTTTTTTCGCTGAAAATTTAAGGGATTTTTGTATCTCTCTAATGCATACTGTAGAGGAGTCTGGGTCTAGTATGTGAGCCTCAACAACACACTCGGCAAAGAAGTGGCTCTTACCGCTTCCTCTACCACCGGATGCCCCTTTGTATCTCCTAGGCTCTAGCAAAGGGCGCGCCCATTTTGGGGTATATATATTAAGCGTCATTCGATTATTTTGCGCTCTATTTTTGTGATGTTTTGCATTGCGTTTGTGTTTTGGATATTAATCTCTTGTTTGCTTGATTGCGGATTTACTATTAACTCAATGTCTTTTATAGCCCCCGTTCCTGCTTTTATATCTAATGCTTTCTCATAAGCACCGCTTTTTAATCCAGCTATTATTTTACCCTGAAACGCTTTTAATATTTTGCGATTATTAATCATAAGTTCGTTATCTTCAAGTATAGTGACTGTTCTGTCTAATAACTCTTTTTTTTGTGTTTCGTTTGCATTGAGAAAGCTTTCGCTTATTTTCGCACTTGCCTCTTTAAAGTCCGATAATGCCGATATATGTTCGTGCGAAAGCCTCCATCCCTCTCTTGCTATTTTGCTTCCAAGTGTAGATGGGCTCATATTGTATTTTTTTCTAATTTCTGCTTGACTTAACCCTCTTTCAAAGTCTGTTCTTATCTCTTCCCATTGTCTTTTTGATATTTGTTTAGCCATTAAAAATCCTTATATCGCTTAGATAATTTATCAACTCTTTTAAGTCTTTTTCTTTTAACGCAAACCATTCCCCTAGCTTCTTTTATTGCTTCCCAATTATATTT